ACAGTCACAGTTCAAGGAACAGTAGGTATTGGAACCACAGGGCAAGTATCACTCAATCTCAATAGTGCTCCTGTAAGTTCTACTAATCCACTTCCAGTAGTAAGCACCGCATCCACAACAGCAACATTAGTTCAGTTTATTGATAAAACAAATACTCAACTGGATAGTGCAAATCGTTTGAGAGTTGCAACTTCTGGGCAACAGATTTATTATGTCCCAACAGTAGATAAGGACGGGGATTACAAGTATAATGAAAGTTTTGTAGGAACTGGATGCACGAGTTCCTTTGAGCAAAATATAGCAAGTATTCGTTATACTTCTGGGATTTCTACAAATGGATATTATACCAGAGGAAGTCGTCGTAGATATAAGATGCGTCCTGGAATATCAAATCAGTGGTATGGTATAATCAATTGGAACGGAAGACAAACAAACTGCACCAAACGCAGAGGATTATTTACTGCATTTAATGGAGTGTTCTTTGAGGTTACTGATGATTTATATGTAGTAGTTCGTCGTAGATTACTGGACGGAACACTTGTAGAAGATAGAATTAAGAGAACTTCTTTCAGTAATGATACTTTAAATGGAAGTGGTCCTTCTGGGTATAATTTTGATACAGTTGGTATTGCTACAATTACCTCATTAGTGGGTGGTATTTCCACAGTTGTAGTCAATTCAACTTCTGGTGAAACTTATTACAATCAAACTTATAGTGTTGAGAATGGAATTTTGCCTATGAGTGTAGGACAAAGAGCAATCATTACTGGTATTGCAGATACATCATATAATGGTGCTTATATGATAAAAGCAATTGGTGCTGGAAATACGACTATTACTTTATCGTATCCAGTTAAACCAACAGGTTCTACTACCATTACAAATGGTAAGTTATATCACGATTCATTCTTAAATGTTCATACATTTTGGTTTGATTTTAATGGAGACAGAACTTGTAGATTGAGATTTGGTATTGAAACCACAGAGGGAACTTCGATTTTGCATATTATAAACTATGGAGATACATTAGGTTCTCATTTTTTTAATGCTCCAAGTATTATGGATAGAACCGAAATCTTCAATACTGGTATTACTTCTTATGCTCCAAGTATGTTGGCATCTGGAACATCATTCAATATTGAGGCAGAAGTAGAACTCAATCCATATTTTGGAACTGCCGTTCAAACTACTGCTACAACTTTTACTCACGGTAATGGACAAACTCTTCCAATTCTTGGACTTGCTATTCGTTCAGGAGAACCTTACCAAAGAGCAGATGTTCAAATTCAAAATGTTAATATAATAGATGCTGCTGCGGCAGGAAATGGAGTTGGAAACAATTATCCTGGTAGTTATTTTTATCAACTAACTCTCAACCCAACAATTGGGGGAACTGGTATTGCTTCTACATCTTTTGTTGGAAAGGCAACAGAACAATTTACTTATACAACAGGAAGCACAATTACTGGTGGTATTCCTTTGATATCTGGTTTTTTTGTTGGACAATCTTCGGTAGATGTATCCACATCACTTAACTTTTTGAATATGGGTTCTAATTTAACTTATACTGCTACTGATGTTGTTGTTTTGAGTGTAAAAGAGATTACTGGTGGAAGTAATGATGGAAAAATTGTTGCTTCACTGGATTATATTGAGAACTTGTAAAGTAATAAATAACTAATAAATGTATTATAAGAATAATGACGCATAGACCTGTTGGGGCTGGGTCCTCATTCACATTTGCGGCAGGAACTGCATCAACATCAACAGCATTTTCAGTTCAATCTGATACGCTTAGAATTATTGCAGTCGGTGCATCCGCACACGTTGCAATTGGAGCAAGTCCTACCGCAGCAACAACTGACTACTACATTCCATCAGGGACTGCAGTAACTCTTGCAATGACTAAGGCATCTAACAGAATAGTTGGTGTTACTACTGGGACATCAACGATTCTTACTTTTGCAGAAGGAACTCAGGCACCATTTGGTGTTGGTGATTATATCAGTTTAACTGCAAGCGGACAATCCTACTACGATTTTACTCATCAAAGAGTTGCATCAGTAGATACATCTTCTGGAGTAAATGGATATTTCCAAAGCAGAATTACTATAAATTATAATTCGAGTGGAATTGTAACTGCCTTTGCTCCAGCTGATGCAACTGCAGTTATTTCTCAAAAGATTGCTGCTTACGGGGCAGGTGGGGGTGGAACAATCTACTATCAACAAGTCCAAATTACCAATCAAGCATAATGAAACTCATCAGAGAAGAAATCGAAAAAGTAGAAGTTCTTACCGAAAAGGTTAATGGTAAGCAGAACCTTTATATCAGAGGACCATTCCTACAAGCAGAATGTGTAAATCGTAACGGCAGAATGTACCCTCTTTCTATTATGGAAAGAGAAGTAAAGCGTTACAACGAGCAGTATGTGGAAAAGGGACGTGCTCTTGGAGAACTCGGACATCCTGATGGACCTACAGTAAACCTTGATAGAGTTTCGCATAAAATTTGCGAACTCTATCGTGATGGTAATAACTTCATTGGTAAGGCACAAATCTTATCAACTCCAATGGGTAAAATTGCCGAGTCACTTCTCAAAGATGGAGTAACCCTCGGCGTTTCTTCTCGTGGTATTGGTTCACTTAGAGAGAACCGTAATGGTTATAAGGAAGTTGGCGAAGACTTCATGCTAGCAACTGCTGCTGATATCGTCGCTGACCCTTCTGCCCCTGATGCTTTCGTTCAGGGAATTATGGAAGGTAAAGAGTGGATTTGGGATGGTGGCATTCTCCGCGAAAAAGCAGCAGAGAAAGCATACAGAAGAATCAATACTCTGGTGGATCAAAGAAGGTTGGAAGAGAATAAGATTGAATTATTCGACAATTTCCTAAATTCACTATAATTAGTGTAATTCATTAGATTATAAATAAATATAGATTAAATTAGAGGTTAATCGGAGAGTTCAAATGTCTCGTGGAGATTTACAAGAAATGGAAGTAGGCACAAAGCAATCCAAAACCGCTGTTAATGCTAATGCTAAAGCAGCGGATGCGATGCCAAAACTGTCGGGAAACTTACCTGACGGACAGACTGGTTCATGGGAAGATCTCGGTGGTCCAGATCCTTCCAACTATCGTTCAACAGATGACTCAGCAAAACTGAAGACACCTGGAACAACCCTTAAGCAAGTTAAGGATGTTGTCAACAAAGGTGCTAAGCCTGCTGAGGCGATGAAGGGTATGAAGGAAGAAGATGAAGTTGAGTATGATGAAGATGAAGAACTCTTAGAAGCTTCTGAGAAAGAGGATGAAGAGAGCGACGAGGACGAAAAAGAGGATAAGAAAGAGTCTGGTAAAAAGAATTCCAAAAAGTCCGAAGAGGATGACGAGGAAGATGAAGATGAAGATGTAAAGGAAGGTTTTGAAATCGAAGAGGACGTTAATGCCCTCCTCGGTGGTGAAGATCTTTCTGAAGAGTTCAAAGAAAAGGCAAAGACCATCTTTGAAGCTGCATTGAGATCTAAAGTTTCTGATATTAAAGAAGCACTTGAAGTTCAATATTCTGAAGCACTTGCTGAGGAAGTAGAAGAAATCAAGTCCGAACTTTCAGAGCGTGTAGATGCATACCTTGAGTATGTGTCTGATGAGTGGTTCGCTGAGAACGCTCTCGCAATCGATAACGGTCTCAAGACCGAAATGACCGAATCATTCCTTCAAGGAATGAAGGGTCTTTTTGAAGAACATTATGTAACAATCCCTGAAGATAAATACGATGTGCTTGAGAGCATGGTAGAAAAATTAGATGAAATGGAGTCAAAACTCAACGAGCAGATTGAGAAGAATGTTTCCTTAAACAAGCGTCTCGCAGAGTCGGTTGCTGACGGAATTCTGGATCAAATTTCTGAGGGTCTTGCTGCCACTCAGAAAGAGAAGCTCGCCTCACTTGCCGAAAGTGTTGAGTTTGAAAGTGAAGAAGAATATCGTGAAAAAATGGAGACTCTAAGGGAAGCATATTTCCCTACTGCCGGTGCATCTCCTAAGGCTAGAACTGAAAACCTGTCGGAAGGTTTCGATGCTGTTTCACCAGAGTCATACTCGGGTTCAATGGCAACCTACCTCAATACACTTTCAAGATTTAGCAAATAATTGAATTTAATATAATTCAAACGCAAACAATCACACTAACTAAAAGGTAAAAGCAAATGTTCCAAAACGAGCATCTGCAGGAAAAGTGGGCACCTCTCCTCAATTATGAGGGTATTGATCCAATCAAGGATTCACACAAAAGAGCTGTAACCGCTGTCCTGCTCGAAAACCAAGAAAAATTTTTAAGAGAGCAATCTGCTTTCGAATCTTCAGGTTCATTCCTTGCAGAAACTGCACCAACTAACAACACTGGATCAGGAACCTATGCAGGTTTCAGTGGCAGTGCAACTGGTGCTACTCAAGGTTTCGATCCTGTTTTGATCTCATTGATCAGACGTTCAATGCCTAACCTCGTTGCATACGAGCTTGCAGGCGTTCAACCAATGAGCGGTCCTACTGGACTCATCTTCGCAATGCGTTCACGTTACACCGATCAGAACGGTACTGAAGCATTCTTCAATGAAGTTGATACTTCATACTCTGGTCAGAATGCTGCTAAGGCACTTACTGACGGATTCTCAGATGCACCTGTTGGTTTCGGTACTACCGCACAAGGCGGCACCAACCCATCAGTTCTCAACCCAGTTGGAACTGCAACAACCAATCCTTCACCATACAATGTTGGTCAAGGAATGCGTACTGATGACGCAGAAGATCTTGGCACCACTTCAGGTGGTCAGTTCAACGAAATGGCATTCTCAATCGAGAAAGTCACCGTTACTGCAAAGTCAAGAGCACTGAAGGCTGAGTACTCATTAGAACTCGCACAAGACCTCAAGGCAATCCACGGTCTGAATGCTGAAGCGGAATTGGCAAACATTCTCTCAACAGAGATTCTTGCTGAAATCAACCGCGAAGTTATTCGTACCATCTATAAGGTT